TTTGTGTAGTTGGGGAGACCTACAGATAGTCCAGCTTGTGTGAACTGATTGGTGAGAGATTGACCCGACACGCCACCTTCCGTGCGCGTGTTAAAAAATCGCGAGTCGTTGCTCACCGTCCCCTTGGTACCCGTTTGGGAAGTATTGAACGCTGCCACAGCCTGCCCAGGCCTGCGGATGATTCTCACTGAAGAGATCTGCGTCGTGTTATCCGTGTTGAAGTGCCAAATGAAAGACCCACGCTGCCCAATGTAGGCAGGCGCAAGCCAATGGTACACGCTATTGAAAACGTAGTTGTAATTGAAATTTGAGGCAGGAACAATCAAACCCTTAGCTGAATGGACACCATTTGGATCATATCCCATGTACAACGGCACGCGTCCTGCGTAATGTTGCACGATGTGAAAATCGTTCGTAGTATCGGTGGGCTCAGATGCAACGTAGCTCAATGTCGAGCGGCGAAGCAACTGCCTGAGAGACCCAATGGCCTCCCCAAAATTGACCAGATAACGGTGGTCAGCCGGTGAGTGAATTGATCCACCCGCAAGAACCTCCACTGGCTCTCCATAAACGTCCTCGCTCTGGACCGTAAAGAGGGAAAAGTTTGTGGAAGGGACTGTTGGGTTGGCATATTCCAAATTCTCCGCCCCACGCACAGAGACGATGATCTTGATGTTGGAGGCAACCACCGGTGCAGTGAGTGTTGTCAATACTCTCATACAAATGGTGCCATTGTCAAAACCATCATCGTGCAAGAAGGTGGGAGTAGCCGAAATGGACCAGGGAACCTTGCCAGAATTGATACGCAGCCAAGCAGTCGCCTGCTGGTAAGGCACCCTCACTTCGATGTCACTATCCTTCCCCAAATCGATAATCTGCGTAAAAACCACAGACGACGATGTACTATCCGAGATGATGTTCTCAGTTGCGTAACCACTTGGGTCATAACTAATGCGAACTCGTCCCTTGTGGTACTGGGAGGCAATGAATTTGAAGCGAAAAATGACGTCTCCACGCCAGTGAACAAAAGGGCCCGCGGCAAATGCCATGGGCAAAAAGTTGATGAGGGGGTTGGGAGCCCCATCAGTCGCGTACATCCATGGAGTGACAATCGAGGTAAACAAGATATCATCCGTCAGGTGCGCGGTATTCCAGTTCGTGGTGCAGAGATAGGACTCCCGCTGGACAAGATGCGAGACTGCCAATTCATCCACAGGAGGCAGCCCAACAGCACCAGGATCCACAGTGAGCTCGTTTTTGGGATCCACAGTCAACTTCTCAATGGGGTACCCAATGTCTGCCGAAGACATGGGAGGAAAAGCGTTGGGACGATATGGGCGGGTCTCGTCAATGACAGGCACATTCGTCCAACCAAACAATGATGCAATGCTACTAACAGCACTCGCACCTATCTGTGTGGCGGTTGCAAAACGGCCAATCACAGGAATCGAGGACAACCGACCCGCAATGGCTGCAATAGCACTAGCAGGTTTGGAGATCACTCCATTCCCGTACTCGTCGCCTGACTGGAGCGAAAGCCCAACTGAAGGCCCACTGATCTTCACATTCTCAGCCCAAGCGTAGATCTGAACAGAAACCCCAGTCCCAACTGCACCATTTGCACTCTGCAACAATGTGTAATTCAGGAAAGTGAGTCTCCCCATGTCAGTAAAGTCCTGACCAACTTGGATTCGCAACCAATTCTTATGCAAAAAGAAAGGCAAAATCATCTCCCCCCCCTCATTGTTCTGGGGGTAAATCCAAAGATGAGGTCTCTGAGAGTAGGGGATGAGATAGTTCGTGCCAGCGTCTGGTACAATTGTGGAAGGGGTGAGCGTGGGCAAAGGTTGGTAAGACATCAGCATCGCACCGTAGTAAAATGGAGATGCGTTCACCATGACCTTCACCTTGAGGTCACACTGCATAAAGGAAAAGTTGTTGAGCTTGTTCTTGATTCTCGTGTCATTGAAAAACAAGTACCAGGGGTCATACGTATGGGCCGTAGCTACAGGGTCCGCCTCAGCCCAAATGAAACTAGCAATGCGAACAGGGCGACTCAAAAAATCGCCCAAATCCACACTAGGAGTGTCATCCAACATCGAAACAGGGTCGGTCCGACGGTAGAAACCCGTCTCCATCCCCTTTGTCTCATCCATAAACTGGACAGTTTGTTCCGTGGTATGGTCAGCACCACTAGTGCCCGCAGTGGTGGCCGTGACTTCCGACGTCACATCAGAACTCTGCACATCGTAATTGGAAGCATCCCTACGCTCTTCCAAAACTGGAGGTTGTTCGAATTCCTCGTCGTGTTCTTCGCGATGCATCCCAAAATTGGCTCGAACCGCAGCAGCCTGTGCGGGAGTGGGATCGAAACTGGCTTGGATCTCATGGAGGAATGCCATTCTCTCCTCAACAGACCACACTTGCCAATTAACGTCGTGGGACGATCGCAGACACTTCACAAGCATCCGCTTGAACTTGATGTATTGGCCCGACACCCAAGTATCACGCACCAGCTTGCCAAGCTGGGCGTTATCCAGCTGGAGGAGATTGTCAGTCTCCTCGTCCATGGTCTGCACAACCCAGTCGAAGTTCATCTCCTCCAACTCCTGGATTGGCGCTCGTAGTGGAATACCTCTT